GCCTGTCTAATTTTATCAAGGATCATTAGTTAATCCCTAACCAATTCCAAACACCTCTAACGGCCAATAACAAATACATTAACTCCATGAGTGCTCTCGGCACATCCTTGTCCTTAATTCCCATCCATATCCATATGCTACATGATGCGAGAGCAACTGCCCAACCCATCCATTGCACACTGGGATTACCACCGCTGAGAGTGAAAGCACTGACCATTGCCAGTATGAACCCTGCCCAACGCCAACCGTCGATTTTATGGTAATACCTTATTTTCATTACAACCTTGCTAGTTTAATTAGTACTGCCGCCAGATTAATTTCTGGATCAGCAACCAATGTGTGATCAACTAATCCTTGCTTAATAATTAGTACCGCGGTGTCTTGTTTTTCTTCAGAACCGAAAATTTCTAGATTATCGTATAACCAACGATAAACTTCTTCCATCTCTTCGGCACGAAGTTTACCACAAAGTAGTTTACGTGCTTCGGTGATCTTTCCAGCCTTGAATAGTTCGACCATGTCGAACTTCCAGTCTGCTTCTCCTTCATCGCCCTTGCTCGGAGAATGAAGAATACCATCACTGGTATTTTGTTGTACCATATTGATACATTTTCTAAGATCTGGATAAGTGGCCTTAACATAATTATCCAATGTATCAAGTTGAAATTCAATATTTTCATCAACAAGAATAGTAGCCACCCTAGCGGTAAACTCTGTCTGATCTATTTTTTCAATGTGGTATCCTTGGCAACGTGAATGTAGTGCTGGAATGATTCTGTTAGGATAGTTACAGGTTAAAATAAAACGTGCCGTGCTGTGATACTCTTCCATAACACCACGCAGTGCTGCCTGTGCGTTAGGTGACAGATAATCAGCCTCGTCAAGTAGCACAACCTTGAACGGCCCAAACGGAATCATCTGTACAAAGTTTGTAATCTTGTTTCTCACTTCATCAACGGAGTTGGTTCGTGAAGCGTTGATTTCCAACACATCATATTCTGGAATTTCTAGTTCGTTGATGAGGATCTTTGCCATGGTGGTCTTACCAATACCGGCACTACCGCTAAACAGCAAATGAGGAATGGATTTGTCCTTGATCCAACTCTGTGCTTGTTTCCTTTGATTGTCATCGCGGAAAACATAACCATCAAGTTTCTTAGGACGATACTTTTCTACCCATAATTCTTTCATTATAACCTCAACTTATTTGTGCCTTCGTTTCCAATCGCTCCAAGTATACATAGCACGTAGAGAATTGGCCAAGCCCAGCCTGTTAGATAACCCATGATATGAAGAACCATTAATGCTACTCCAGTTGCTCCCATGGTAGTTATTCCTGTTTTAATATTGTTGTCTGGCAATTTCATTCCTTATCCTTAATCCTTTTTCTAAGATCAGTTGATGAAAATCTATGATCTCTCCTGTTAAAATACAGTTGAATATTTCGCTTTCTACAGATGTCCTTTCCTGTAAAATCCTTATCTCTGTATTCTTCTCCTAGTATTCTAACATCAATATGATACATTGTCAAGATATCTTCTAAATCTTTTTCGGTAGAATATGGAATTATTTCATCCACATATTTTACGCCTTTTAGTTGTGTATATCTTTCAACGATAGTTTGAATTGGAGAATTTTTTTCCTTCCTATCAATAGCAGGATCCATTTGTAAACCAACCAAAAGATAATCACACTGTTCCTTTGCTTCTCTTAACATTTGTACGTGACCAGCATGAAGCAAATCAAATGTCGAACACGTAAAGCCTACCCTCACAGAGCAACTCCGCCTGGTGGGGTTAAGTCAGGTGTAATACAATGTAGTGCAACATATCCTGGGAAAAAATCATTTGCTGTAGCAATACCTTGATCACAATTTTCAAATTCACCTACTACAATGGGGTTGCCATTATATGCTGCGATCATCCATACATATACTATAAATGATTTCAAAACTTTCTCCTTCCGTCAAACACGCAAACAAAATACAACTCTTCGTTACCTGCGTGTACACGATGAAATACTCCGTCCTTGATTAATACAGTATCCCCTGGATAGACATCGAAGTGATCGTCATCCAATTCCATCTTGCCCGTGCCATTTAGAAAGAAATATACTTCTTCCTGTCCTTCATGCTTGTGACCTGTTGTGCTTTTATTTGGATTTAATCTAGTGGAACTCACAATAAGATTATTAAGTTCTGTATTATCCTTTACAGTATAGCGATCATCTTGTTTAACAATCTTACCACCTATATCCCAGTTTCCTATTTTCATATTAACATCTCCAAATATAAATTTTATCTTGTTTTTTCTTGCCCTTCTTCAACGAGTCCTGTCTTTGACCCATTTGCTGAAGTAGGTCTTCCTCATCGTGGCAAGGTGTTAGTCCGTGTTTGAGTGCGTCAGCATACATCTTTGGGCTGATGTTGAAACAGACGTGCCCACCGGGTTTGATATTGTCAACACATTTCTGCCAAAGCGGAATGAAGAACTGTTCGTAGAACGCCTTATCAGACTCCCACGGTTCCATATGCTCATAGAGCTCTAAGTTGACATAAGGTGGACTGGTTAAGACAAAGTCATAATCAATCTGCGAAAAGTCAACATCCAAACAACTTTCGTATATCATTCTTAAATTAGAAGTTTTTGTTTCAAATATCTTAGGATTCCATTCTTTTTCATTTTCTAAAAAATTGATCATTGAATCATATGCTGGCTTAAGATCAACGTTGGTATCAATGCCAGTATAATCGATATCAAGTGCCCAAGCACCTAGCATCCTACCACCCCAACCAGCCGTTGGGTCTAACACGCTGGTTGCCTTGTATTTTTTGTATAGATATTTGGCTGTGGTGCTTTTAAACATAACGATGCTTCCAAGATTTATTCTAAAGCACTCATATACATTGCCAGCGGCTGTTCTTCCGCCTCGATTTCTCTGTCTAGTATAATCAATTAATTTTTTACGCTCATCGATATCATTCCAAATATCATAAATTGTTTTACCGTTTTCTCTCTTACATTTAATTAAATTTTTAAATTGAAAATGATAGAGAAAAGGGTTACCGTAAAAATTATTTTTATTTGTTTCTGTTTTAAACTTTCTTAGATTATCCAGATCCTTTTGTAATTCCTTGGTCGTGATGGTCTTATGATTTTCAATGTCCTGTATGGTTACGGAATCTAATTGTCTGTTAATTGGTTTGAGTTGGGTCATGTTTTTACTGAGTTCAACACATTTGCCTCGCATTTGAGCCTATCTTGATGTGTAAAATAATTAGTCTTTTTTAAGCCCCCGCCTTGAAAGTTCTGGGATCTAGATTTAAAGTCAAACCCTCTTTGAAACTTGTCTAAGGATTTCATTTGTTTTCTCCCCCAAATGATAAGTTCTAGTTGTTTTTTATCATATTCTTTTCGTATGTTTAATTCTTCTTCGCTTATAACATCCTCACCTAGGAATACAGTAGTTTGGTTTATTTTACCAGAACTAAGAATATAAATGGCTCCGTGCTTAGGAAGGCTATCATTCCACATTGGGCAAGTTCCATTTTTACCGCTCTTTGCTTCGACGGCTAAGAATTTTCCGTTAAAATCCCTTACGAGAAAATCAGGAAAACTTTGCCCTCCCGCGGGTTGTTCAATAAAACTTCCTCGAGGCATATCACCAAATGTAATATTCTTTTTAGTTTTATATTTGGTGTTTGTAACATTTTCTAGAAAGTCTGGTTTAAACTTTGAATCCTCCCATGCCCTGGAAATTTTCTTTTTTAGTTTAGGAAAGTCCCCATTGGGTAATTTAGTGAAACCAGTTTCCTGTAATCTTGCGGATATCGCATCCTCGTGGGCGTGAATGGTAATTCCAGATCTTGCCGCCTCATTGAGATAGAAGGGCATTTTAAGAATGCTTTCAAAAGCATTAAATAACTGCGTGGTCAATTAAAGATCCCCTTCCTTACGGTTCTCGGAATAAAATACATCAAACTCTCCACCTGGATATCGTGCTTTTAGTTTTTCTACATTTTCAGCAACCACTTCATTGGGATCTAAATCCAACGCACGGCAACTGTTGACCCAATACCAGAGAATGTCACCTAGTTCTCGTTTGAGATGAAAACGAACATCCTCATTCCAAGGCTTACCTTGAAATAAAACTTTTTTAATAATTTCGTTAAATTCACCAGTCTCTGAACTAAGTCCAATGCCACCTGTTAGCAGAAGGGCAATATTAATTGGTGCTTCATTTTGTACTTTATCTTCCGAGACTCTGTGAGCAAATCCGCTCAAATATCCCATACGACCGTAGAGACGATTATTGTCGTTTGACTCATCCGAAGTTACCTTCTGTACAAATTCCTTGTATTTGTTTAGATCTATTTTGGTCAATGTTAACTCCTTTATTTTATGTTTTATTATATACTATCTGTTTAAAGAAGTCAACTGTCTTTATAAATATTTTGAGCAACAACAGTTGTAACAAAAGGAGAATCCCATGATTAAGAATATCTCACTAAATCTAGAAGTAGGACAGGAAATTCTAGTAGGAAAGAACAATGATAAGGCAAAAATAACCAAAATCGAGTTTCATCCAAAATCAGGGGAATTAGCCATAAATACCACACGTGGACCCAGAAAGGCTCTCACTTTCAGGCTGTGCCCTGATAAGATGTACAGTTTTAGTTAAAGCGAGCTGTTTATAGGGGCCCGCGCTCCTATAAATATTACCATATGAAATGGTTTTTAGTGGTCTTCATGATCAGTATAATGTCTGACGGTTCGCAAGAATTTTTTGTGTACACGAATCCGACGTTTGATGCTCTAGAAAACTGTCAACAATTCACACAAGAAAATGCCGGTAGTATTCGCATGAATATGATAGAAACTTACGGACCTTTACCTATTGATTCTATTTGGTGTGTAAGAGAAGACAAACTTCAATTATTATTAGAGACAGAAAATCCAAACAAGGAAACCTAGATTCCCTCACCGTAATAATCTAAATCCGTTGGTTGTTCCTTGCTCCATGCTAGGATAGAATCGTTTTCGACCTTTTGAATTTCTAAAACTTGGTCTTCTTGCTTGACTTTTACTTTTCGAGTCCATCTACCATGCTCAATAAGTATCCAATCACCAACAGAAAATTCGTCGGTGTTCTCTGGACCCTTGGCATAAACTTTGGCCCAGCGTGGTTTAACCCCGTGTGCCTTAGCATCATCTGACTGGATTATGATTCCGCCTTTGGTTGTCACTTCGCCAAAGTACATATCTGATACCAGAACGGTATCGTGAATTGGTCTAACTTTGCCCTCAATCATAGATTACTTCTTTCGTCTATCAACTATTTCGTCTTTTATTGCTCTAGGATTTTCCTTGTAGTAATCCTTTAGAATGTCTTCTCTAGTTCTTACTACCTGTCCGCCCTTACCGATTTCATCGCCACGGGCATTTACTTTCATGTTTCCCACAGCAGGCAATAGTTCATTCTTGAGGTTGAGTTTTTCCATATCAATTTCTCTTCCTCTCATGCTTCTATATGTTCTACCCATCATGTTCTCCTTTGAAAAACTCGCTTATTGGTATATTGTATTTAACACTATCGATCTTGTGTACCCCAAGAATGTGAAGCACATAACTTGCTACACTCGATCCACGCCCTACACCCCAAAGAATATTATGTTTTCTTAGCGTGTCAACTATATATTTCATGGTTTTAAGAACATCAATCATTTCATATTTTTTATATAGTTCTAGTTCTTTTAATGATCTTTGTTGATTTTCGATGGGGGTTTGATCGATTATAAATTGCTCAATATCCATAGTTTTATATGACTCTGGAATTAACCAATTGGAAGTTTCTAATTGTTTTTTTGGAATTGGATAGGAAAGATGTTCGGTTTTTATTCTTTCCAAGTATTCATCAAAATCTGGACCCACCACACAATTTTCAAGTATGTCTGGGCCGTGTCTTAGAATACCTTCTATTATCTCTTCTTTGCTATTAGTCCACATTTATAAGTTGATCCAAATCCTTATCATCATTTGCTCTCAATTTCGATGACATTGCTCTTCTTGTAATCTCATCTCTATATATTGTAACAAATGTTTGGAGTTGTGTCAACATGTGTCCTTTGCCTAAACGTGCCGCAGCATTGTATTTTCTGCTCAATTCTGAAATTCTTTCAGTCAATTGAGTGTCTGTCAATGCTGTTAGGTCTTCTTCAAAGGGATGAAACATTAACTAAATTGTCCCAAATATCTCATGTAAATGTTGCTTGAGCTATGTCTCCATATCTCAATGAGTACAGGATTGGTTGAACTGCTTACTGTTAATGTTGCGGGGAAGGAAGGATCTTTCTTAATTACAGTTCCTCCCGAAGTTAAAAATGTTATGGTATGAGAGCTTCCAGTACTGTACAATTCAATGGTTGCTTTACCTACTGTTCCACTTTCAGATGTAAGTGCTGGATCACCAGGAAAGTTTAATGTATCCATGTTAACGTTGGAGTCAAGTCTAAAAATTTGGTATGGACCGTTTTCGTAATCAATTGTGATGGCAGCAGAAGGATCTGCTCCAACTAAAGGTACTATTCCTGCGTCGAATTTTTTGTCTCGATTATTTTGGAATATTGCCCTTCTAACAGTGTTTAATTCAAAATCGTTATCAGCATTAAGTTTGGCTGTGTTATTCTGTAAGGTTTCGATGTCTTCCTTGGTGTATCTGAAGTTATTTTTCATAACATCAAAGTTATCACGAAAGACCTGTGTATCGTTATCCTGTCCTGCTACAGGAAAGTTTTCATTTATGCTCAAATAGTTTATGTTACTAGTCACGGTAATTTTTCTCCACGTTGCGGATATGCAAGGTATTTATCCTCAATTTCACCACCCAGCACATCTATTATATATCTGTCTGCCACAAAATCAATCAATTTAAAGTCAAAATTGCTGGCTTTTATTCTGGCCATTATCGAGTCTGCTCTACCCGGTTTACAGTAACATAGCACCAAAGCTCTGGTAAAACCAAGCTCAAAACGCCCTTCTGATTGTATGCTACGCATCCATAATGGCAAAAATTCTCTGTCTCTTTCTCCCAACTCTCTAATTCTGCTTCTCATATTTTTAACGGAATTTGGAAAAATTCGTTGGTGATCACTATCGCTGACTAAAGGTACATCGCTGTCTACCTTTATGGCATCATAACTTACCAGCACCTTGCTGTTTATATCGTCCTTAAGATTTATGGTGTCGCTGATGGATTTACCATTCTTTTCTAGGTCATCCACAACATCGACATAGATTACTTCGTATGCGACTTTCTGCGTTTCATCTTCCTTGGCCAATGCTTTCTTAACGTCACCGAAGGTGAATCTTTTTCTATAATGATTTCTACTCATGGCCTGAATATACTTAACAGCATCAAGGCTTTCTATTCCTGCGAACAAGAGCATTTTTATTTCGCTCTGAATTCCAAAATTTATGTCTCCATACCTATATAGATCGGAAGGAGTAAAGATAGTGGCATCAGTGATAAAATTAAACCAATTTAATCTTTTTTCTTTTGATTGTAATGATCTTACATATAGATTAGCAAAGGTCTTGGTAGAATCAGCAACCACGGTAATCTTGAATTGTCTATCGGATTCAGCAAAGTTTGCTCCATCCTTGGCACGTATGGTAAAGGCATATTCTTTATCAAAACTGGTTGATTGATCATCAAAGGTCGTATTGTAGGTCAACGATCCGCCAGAACCAACATCATAGAATCTTGTTAACCCAAGATTGTCTGAATCAGCAAACTGCCTTACCTTTCCTTGTATGATACCGTTTGGTAAAAATTCTAAACCCGGAGGTAACTCTCCTGATATTAATTGATAGGAAATTCTACCACCATATAGTAAACTGTTTGCCTCAACTACCTTTCTGCTTGGTTTGTTGGGTTTAATCGTTCCTAAATCAGATGGAGTGACCCACTGAATGGCACTTTCTATCTCTCCTATTATATCTATGTTGAATGTTTTTTCTGAAGTTGCTACTCCTAACACCCAATAGGTTTCGTCGGTTGGTAACACGTTTAAGTTTTCTTTGATACAGACGTAAATTAAATTGTCGTATCTAACTGCTTCATTAACAGCATAGGTTCTAGTTGAACTCCAATTGCCAACCAGCGTAAAGGAAAGTTCGGATAATGAAGTGGGGAAGTTTACGGCCACCACTGTAAATTTATAGTTTCTTGTCACAGCCGCTTGATATGGAATTCTTCCGGCCACTTCTCCACTAACGCTGTCTAGTGTGGTTCCTGGAGGAAGCGTGCTAGTAGTTCCATCTGGGTTTTGAGAAACTAACAGATAACTTATTACTCCGTTAAGAGTTGGTGGATCGTATACTTCAAGAAAAATTGTAACATAGTTATTGGCTCTCTTTCTTCCAAGATAAGAATCTGTTAACCATAAAGGAACTCTGTCATTGGTTCCGTCAGCCTGGAATAAATTAGTGTCAACCTGTAATAGAGTATTGTCTGCCTTTAAGAAATCTTCACTGACTACATATATCTTAAAAATTCTCTGTACGGCATTCAAGCCATCAGTAACTGCCACTCCGAATGTGTATATTCTACTTTGCTTGGGAGGAACTCTGCTAGTTTCACCGTAGTCAAATTTTACGTTATCATAAAAATATGAGTCAAACCCCAAGGACGTATTTCGAGCAAGATCCAATGGAGTTGTATCAAAGGATGCTGTATCGTATGCTCCAGTCGGTGTAAGATTATAAGCAGTTGCTAGAATGGGTTGTGTGAATCCTGATATTTTTCCTGTCTTAGAAAGTGTTAATCCTGGAGGTAGAGTACCGCTATTAGGAACCAAATAGTATTCTAAAACATCTCCCGCAATGATATCAGTGTCCGTTGCGGAAAGTTGAAAATCTACTTGGCTATCATCCAGTATGAAATAAGCCTCTCCCGGACCAACATTTAGATATCCTTCATTGGTTATCCATTCAGGAAAATCACTACCGTCAACTGTAAGACTAAAAGTTCTATCCTTTTCGTCCTCGCCGTCATAGGCTCTAATAACAAATCGTGATACTGTGTGCTTGGTAACTTCGACAGGAGTTCCTTTTATTGTGTTTCCGTCTAGATATAATCCTCGTGGAAGAGAACCAGCAATGATTGAATTGGTAATAGAATTTGATGTATCAGTTGTGGATTCAACCACAATATTTACAGTAATCCTTTCTTCTAAAGTACCAAGGTCTCCTGCTGGCGTTACCCAAGTTACTGCCATTTTAGACCTCCTATGTTAATCCACCAAGGTCCACACTGAGATCAGAATCAATAGTGATTGTTCCAAAGTCTATATTTGATGCTTGCATTGCCAATTGTATGGCATTAGCATAGGTGCCGTTAATTGAACCAAAATCAAATGTAGTGAGATATTCAGTTACTGGAATTACGGTTTTAAAGTTAATCACTCCGTTGCCCAGTGTGGTAACTTCAATGTCCTTGATTTCTGTTTCTGAAAGGGAAGCAGCAGTTCCCTGCATTGTAATGGTATTATGATTGCTGGCCAACTGACTTCCTGCGTCAGTATCAATTCTTATAAAAGCATCAGGGACTGTGTTATTAATAACAACAGTGTCCGTTCCCTCGTCAATTGAAAGTTTTGTTCCGGCTGCGATTTTCTTAAATCTTAATTCGCTACCAACCTTTTCCTTGAATAATCCAACTCCTGTGCTTCCTGTGTTAAGAACAGTAACGGTTAACTCATCGTTCAGATCAGCGAAGTTGGCATTGACCTTCTGAAACGCTGTTCTTAGATCATCACCAAGACCATCGTTTACCAAGTTACCTATGTTAATTGTTTGTAAATCTGCCATTTCGCTTTCCTATATACTATATTTATAATGCCGCTATTCTTGCTTTGAAGTCATCAAAGTCCGTACTTGCTGCCACAATTGCTTTTAATTCTGTTATGCTGATATAACCCGGAATCGTTGTGGTTGCAGTTGCTAATTTTGTAAAGGAAGTTGATTCAACACCTTTGCCCAAAATTTGTACGTTACCGTTGGACAACCCACTATTCTGCCAAATTTCAATTACCTGTCCAATCGCTGTTAGATCGGCCTGGTCCATTGAACCATCGCCACCACCGTTAATTAAAAACATATTATCTGTGTTAACAGTCATCCAGGTGGTGTTTGGATATTCTCCCGGAGTGGTTATGGTGATGCTTGACAAGTTGTCTCCGCTCCATACCGGAGTATAAACAGCCGGAGTCCATTTGGTATTCCAAACACTCCAATATGCTTCTGGTGCCCCCGGCGGATCTACCGGAAACGCTTCAATTGCTGCCGTGTCTCTATAGAGCCTCCAGGCAATTTCATATGTGTTATAGTCAATAACACGCCAACCTGTTTTATCTCCGCTTAGAGAATCGCCGCCCCAATCGTTGATGCTAGTTGGTTTCCAGGCAGTTTCTGATAGTCCGGAAATAGAAACACTGGTTCCGCTGGCTGAAATTGTTGCGCCATCCAGTTTAATTGTGCTGCCACTTAGATATAAATCTTTAAATCTTTTTGTTGGCGATCCAAGATCATAAACAATATCTGTATCCGGAACAATGCTGTTGCTAACGTTACCGTTTAAATATGATGCCACATCCGAATCGCTGTAAGGTGCAGAACCACCCACGGACAAATCTCCATTGCTATCTATGGATATGTTAGTATTGCCAATATAAATTGTGTTTGAACTTAGATATAAGTCTTTGAATCTCTTCGTTGATGATCCTAAACTTGATCCAAAGTCAGTGCTTGGAACTACATCACCGCCTACCGTTAGATCACTTGAAACTGTAACGGCCTGATCAATTGTGATTGCACTGGAGTCAGTGGTAGTCATTACACTGCCCGTGAATTCAAATGCTCCTAGATTTAATGTTGTGTCAGAATCTAAACCCAGTGCTGTATACAGTTCCGTAAAGTTTGTGTTAATCTTGTTAAAGGCCGTGCGTAGGTTATCACCCGTTCTGTCGTTTGCGCTAGTTCCAATGTTTACTGTTAGTTTAGCCATCTACTTACGCCCCCGTTCCAGAATCAAGTTTCAGTTTGGCTGCTATTCTATCCAGCGCCTCACCTACTGTGGTTGGTGGTGTGCCATTCCAATCACTTGCTGTTGTCGGATAGTATGCAAGGCTACCATCAATGCCATTCACTATCATTGTGGAGTTGTCCGCAAATACTGAACCTATCACATCACCTACGTGTGTTCCTCTTAGAACGCCACTAACACCATCTACTAACAGAGTTGAATCATCAGCAAAAACTGAACCTGTTACATCACCTGTATGATAGCCTGTGGTGTTACCTACTAGGTTTCCTGTTATTGTTCCTGAAACTGTTAATGGTCCCGTAATATCAAACAGTGTTGTGTTTGCCTCTATGACACCTGAT